GATGGTTGATGGGATGTTGATCGGTAAGGTTCTCAAAGACCTGCGTGACATCCCCGAGGATGAAAAAGAAAGACCGAGAGTAGCTATTCGATCTTCCCTCGCTGAGAATAAGATCATGCTGATGGCCCAGCCGAACTACGTCCAGACACTCCGGGCCGCTGCCCGAAATGAAGCTGAGCTTCGAGCCTGGATTGATGGCTCTTGGGACATTACATCTGGTGGTATGTTCGATGACATTTGGGACGAAAGAAAGCATGTTATCCCAGATATACCGTATTTCCTATTGAGGAAAGCGGGCTGGTTCCTGAATCGTGCATACGATCATGGACAGTCGAAACCGTTTTCGGTGGGTTGGTGGGCCGAGAGTAATGGCACTCCGATCACGCTGTTCGGTCAAGAGTACGGTGGGATCAAGGGTGACCTCTTCCTCTTCAATGAGTACTATGGCTGCATCAATGACGAGAACAAGGGTCTGAACATGACCGCCCGCGAGATTGCCAAGCAGATCAAGTTGCAGGAAAAAGAGATGGGACTCAGGGGCCGAATCAAGAGAGGTCCGGCTGACAGCTCCATCTTCTCGAAGTATGACGGCCTATCTACCGTAGCCGGTGACATGAAGAAAGAAGGCGTCTATTGGGATGCCGTGGATAAGTCCAAAGGCTCGCGTGTCCAGGGCTGGCAGCAGATCAGGAAGCTGATGGTCGGTGCCATACCTCGTGACGGACACCGAGAGGACAAGGGTATATTTATATGTGAACGCTGCATTGATTCGAGGAGAACCGTCCCGAATCTCTGCCGTGATGATAAGAACCTAGATGACGTCAACACCGAGACCGAAGACCATGCAGGTGACATGTTCCGGTACAGGTTGAGATGGACGAGACGAAGTATCACACAAAGGAAGTGGTAACATGGCCATAAAGAAGAATGAAAAGGCAACTGTAGCGACACCAAGCATGGCTCATGATGCAATGGCCAACCGCTGGTGGAAGATGGACACATTACTCGGTGGCACCGAGGCTATGCGTGAGGCTGTAGAAGGTATGGCACCCAGGCATGAGCATGAGTCTGACACAAACTACAATGACCGGATCGCTGGTAATGTGTTGTTCAATATGGTGGACCTGACTCTCCGAGTGTGGGTTGGCCGTCCTTTTGCAAACGCGATTCAATACACCGAAGACTTCGCCAAACACCTCGTGGACCTGATGGACGATGTCGATCTCGACGGCAACAACCTGGACGTATACTGCCGTCGCTGGTTCCGTGATGGTGTGGCAAAAGCATTCAGCCACACACTCGTTGAGTTCCCGCGTGTAGACATCCCAGTAGCGAGTAGGTCGAAGGCAGACGACGCGGCCATGAACATACGGCCCTACTTCGTCCACATCAAGCCCGAGCAAGTTATCTTCGCGTTGGCGGAGCGACAGAATGGTAAGGAAGTCCTGACGCATGTCCGGATCGCTGAGGATGTTGTCACGCTGGACGAATGGGAAGAGGTAGTGACTTCACAGATTCGTGTCCTGGAGATTGACCACATCAATATAGGCACCGACGACGATCCCATACTGGAGCGGAAGGTCGCTGTCACGATCTATCGCCAGGATGAGGATGGGAAAGATATTTGGTCTGTGTATGACTCGTTCTTCATGGACATCGATGAGATTCCGCTCGTGCCGTTCTACGCGGACAGGCTGGGCTTCATGCTGGGTAGATCACCACTTGATGACCTTGCCGACCTGAACATACGTCACTGGCAGTCCATGTCGGATCAGATTTCGATCCTGACCGTGACTCGGTTCCCGATCCTCGCATGCTCCGGCGGCGACGAAGGCGAGACGAAGCTGGTCATTGGGCCTAAAGAATGGCTCTACACACCAGACCCTACCGCCCGGTTCTACTATGTTGAGCATAAAGGAGCCGCTGTAAAGAACGGAAAAGACGACCTGGATGATCTCGAAAAGAGGATGCAGTCCTACGGTGCCGAGTTCACCAAAGAGCGTCCTGATCGTGAAGCCGCGTCCTCACGAGCCCTTGACTCGTCGGAGGCGACATCGCCTCTTCAAGATGTAGCATTTCGTTTCAACGATGCGTTGAATAAAGCGTTGGAGTTGATGTCGAAATGGATGAACAAAAAGCATGTTGGTAAAGCAGGCATACCGACAGAGTTCACCTCACCCGAGGCGAGCCAACTGCAAACATTGATGATGACCTGGATAGAAGGAGGACTCACGACAGAGGAGTACCTCAAGGAGCTGCAACGTCGCGGCTTGCTTGATGAGAACAATGTGAATTTCAAAAAGCCTGACCGTAAGCCTGACGAACCAAAACAAGAGCAAGAGCAAAAACCCGAAAGGACAGAAGATGAAGTTTAATTTCGCAGACAACAGAACCGTCAAAGACCTGGGCACCGTGCCCGATAGTTGCAAAGCTTTCTACGAGAAGGCCGATGGCGACGAGGGTGGGTTCAACCTCAGAGCCGACGCACAGACCGTCGCCGCCGTCGCAATCGTCACCGGCCAGAACAAAGCCCTGGTCGCTGTCAGACAGGAAGTCAATGACGCCAAAGCCTTGAAGACAGTAGACCTGTCGGCGTTGTCCTCGTTCGGCACCACGGTTGAGGAGATCGCCGCAGCCATGACCACCAAGGTCGAAGAGCTGACCGCGAACGCATCCGGCAAAGATGTTGACGTCGCCAAGCAGATCGCAGCCGTCAAGAAGGAACACGGCGAGGCTATGGCTGCAGCCAAGATCACAACCGATCAGGTGATTGCCACCAAGCAGGGTCAGCTTGAGAGCTACATGCTGGATACCGCGATTACGAATGCAGGTGCGGGCTTCCAGAACCTGAACACCACACTGATCTCTCCGTTCGCCCGCAAGCACATGGCGATCCATGATGTAGACGGTGCCCCGCAGGTCGTGATTCTTGGCCCGGACAAAGAGCCTCGCTACTCCACGAGCCCCGAGCGTGCCGGTCTCCTGATGAACGCCGACGAGCTTCTGAGCGAGATGTCAGAGGACAAGACCTTCGCCCCGATCTTCCCGTCAACACAGGCGACAACCGGCGGCGGAGCACAGCGAACCGACACTCCTGGGCGTAGAGCTGACACCAGCAAGATGTCACCGTCCGAGAAGATTGCCTCGGCGTTGCCCGGTGCCAAGAAGTAGATAGTACCCGGACCTGAAAGTTGAGGAAATAATTATTTAATCCTTGACTTTCAGGTCCGATAATGTTATAGTGTAATTGTGAGCACTTGGCAAGAGCGACTCCTGCCGGGACCGCGATGGTCTTCGATGTGCTATTTATTGAAGAATATTGTGAACCGAATAAGTAAATGGAGATACAAACATGGCATCTGTTACGCTTCCCGAAAGTGCAAAACTGTCGCAGGACACCCTCATCAGTGGTTTGATCGAGTCGATCATAACCGTGAATCACATGTACGAGCTTCTGCCGTTTGAAGGCATTAACGGTAACGCCCTGGCGTACAACCGCGAGAACGTCCTCGGCGACGTGCAGAGTGTTGGTGTTGGTGCTACCATCACCGCCAAGGCGGCTGCAACGTTCACCCAGGTCACGAGTAACCTGACCAAAATAATCGGCGATGCCGAGGTCGATGGCCTCATCCAGGCTACCCGATCCAACATCAACGATCAGACGGCGACTCAGATCGCGTCCAAAGCCAAGAGTGCTGGAAGAAATTTCCAGGATCAGCTCGTGAACGGCACGGGTGCCAATGATGAGTTCAACGGCATGATCAATCTGTGTGCTGGCTCCCAGAAGGCCACCACGGCTGCGGATGGTTCCAGCCTGTCGTTCGAGATCATGGACGAAATGCTGGACCTCGTGGTCTCCAAAGACGGCGAAGTCGATTACATCGTCATGCACGCCCGCACCATTCGGTCCTACAAGACCTTGCTGCGAGCACTCGGCGGCGTAACGATGCAGGAAGTTTACGAGCTGCCCAGCGGTAAGAATGTTCCCGCGTACTCCGGCACTCCGATCCTGCGAAACGATTGGTTGCCCATCGATCAGGTCAAGGGTGGCTCCGGTGCTGTCTGCACCACCATCTTCGCTGGCGTCTTTGATGACGGCGACATGAAGACCGGCCTGATGGGCCTGACTGCGGCCAACGCATACGGCTTGCAGCTCGTGGACGTCGGTGAGTCCGAGGACAAGGACGAACACATATGGAGAGTCAAGTGGTACTGTGGCTTGGCCCTCTTCAGTGAGCTTGGCCTGAGTGCTGCTGATGGCATCCTCAACTAGAAATCGCAACGAGCGGGGGTCTTCGGACTCCCGCTTCTTTCTGATTACTCGGAGGAAACAATGGCAATTTTTAGAGTAACACTTCCCGCTGGCTCCCGCACCTTGGAGTTTGATCGGGTCAAAGAGCATATCGTTGAAGCAGAGTTCGCCGCTGATGCCTTAATCGCGGTGAAGGCTGTATCCACCCAAGACCTGGACGCCATTTGGGACTCCGCCACCATCACGGAGATATCCCCAGATTTTGAGGACTTCGTCTTCACCGTCACCGTTGACGCTTTAGGTACGCCCGCAGTGGTTACCTACACCGCAGTACCGGGTGACACCTGGACGTCCATCGGAGCTAGACTTGCTCAGGACTTGATTGATGACGAGTCGTTCGCTTCGACGTGGACGATTAACAGTCCCCACGCGAAGTACGGTGTTCTCGTTGTGGCTGCTGGCACCGGCGTTGACGACCTGGGCGACAAGACCCTGGATGTTTCGGCGGTTGCCCCCAATGGCCTAGACCTGTCCTCCGCATTCTTCAGTCGCATCATAGAGGAAGGTGCGGCCAATGCCGACCTGTCAGTCGATATAATGCACGACTGTCCGACGCCGCGAGTACTCGGCTCGTACAAATAAACTGAAACACACATAGAAAGGAACATATAAATGGGAATCTATCACATACAAGTACCTGAAAACGCCAAGACCTTCCTGGAGGAAGGCAAAGACGGCGGAATCGTCGTTGCTCAGTCCGCAGCCGAGGCCAAGCTGGTCATGAAAGCCTACATGGGCCTTCCCAGTGATGAAGCCTGGGATGCTGCAACCGTCACCGCGATAACCGAAGGTGCCGACCTCGATGGTTGGCGTGCCAGGGTTTCGATCTATGACACAGGTGCCGCTCTGGTTGAGCAGGTGATTATCACTGCCACCTCCGGTGACACCTTCGATGAGATCGGCGACGATCTGGTCGTGGCTCTGAATCTCACGAGTTCGATTGCCGCTGCCGCCTACGCGACTCCCACACTGACCATCGCGGAAACCTCGGACACTCTGGGTGATCACACCGTCGTGGTTGAGTTCCTACCCCCAGTCACCTGGGACGATCCTTCCGTCGATTTCCCGGCGTTCTATGGCACACTCACGCACGAAAATGCGGGTGGAGCTGCCTTGACCGTCGTGCTGAATGATGTCGTGATGCCCGAAGTCGTGTACGAAGTCGGCAGTGGTCACTAAACTGAAATC